ACCTATGACTCTAGCAATATAATTTGGCGAGGCAGGATTCAAATTTAAAGAATCATACCTTTCTAAGATAATCTGATTCAAATCAGTATCTCGAATATTTCTAACCACCAAAGAGAAGCTACCATACAAATCAAAATCACCCTCAGGAGCTTTTATGTTCTCAATTGATACTTTAATTTGTCTTTGGATACTTTGTCCGCCAGTGCGAGCTTCAACTCTGAACAATTTTTGTTGTTCATGTGCCTGGAAGGCGTTGTTTGTCCCAACGTTTAGATCTTGAGCAATGTACCAACCAGTCGAAGCTTTTTGTGAACCATACTGGTGATCGTTCTGATCTTGCGCTATTGAAACTTGGTTTCTCATCGGGAAAAGTGCAATATGGAACTTCGATCCTAAAATATTGTCACCCAAGATTCCCATGGAACCAGAGCCAACTTTGGCAAGCTGCCTTTCGAAGGTTTCACCAATCCAGAAACCGCCACCTTGGCTTGCATTTCTGGTCTGCTGAGTGGTAACTGTTGAGTTAACCACTGTCGGGTTAGTATTAAGAACTTTACGAATGAAGTTTCTGTCATCTGGGTTGAGTGACACATTTGCTACATGAGAGGTAATGTCACCAACACCGTTAGGGTCGAAAACCAAATTAAAGTGACCGTTATCGTCCGTGTCGAACAGGGTACAAGTACTTGCTGTTGTCGGAAGCGTAAGAGTGTGCGGAGTAGCGAGCGTGCCGCTAATTGTCATTCTACCTTCGTTAAGATAGAAGGTGGCAGCAACAGCGCCCGATACACGAACGTTAGCGTCAGCGTCGGCAACACTAATGGAGGAACTTGGCCAAGCTATAAGAGCAAAGGCACCGCCTTCAGTTGGTGTGCTACTAAGCGTTCCAGCTTTCCAGCCAGCCAAGCCAGCAGCAGTAGCGTCAGTAGCTTGCTCGCCAGCAAGGCGAACATAGGTCAATGGAGCATTGTTTCTTAGCCACGCTTGAGCAGCGTATAGTCCATAAGAAGGAGCACTTTGTTGCCCAAATCTCCAAGCATCTTCCGATGGCTTGCCAGCATTAGGTTCGCCAAAAGTTTCAACTAAATCAGAAAAAGAGTTAATTGTAACTGGGACCATGGCAGGTCCTTGAGGGGCGGTGCCGATAACCAAGGGTCCAATTTCACCAGGTTCTTCTGGTAATTGGGAGTTATCTATTTCGTTTATAAAAACCCCTGGAGATATGAACTTAAACTTTCTTTCGTCAGCCATCAAAAAGGTCTCCTTGATGTAATTCTAGTAAAATAGCAAACAAAATGGCAGATACACCTACTTCATTGCTCTTAATAAATAGTAGAGGAAAGATCGAAACTCCCTGTAAAGAAGTGATGTTCTATTTAAGGTCTATATTTGTCTTTACTGCCTTTTCTAAACTCGGGAATATCACCTACAATAGACCTTTCTCGTTGTATTTTAATTTTTGCCGCTGATTCTCGGATGACGACGTTTGGCGTCTTTTGGTTTTTGCCCGCACCAATTAGGTAGCCAAGCACCATGGTAGTTACGCTTGTTTCGAACCTTCTTTCCTCTAGTCCTAGGTCAAAATTGTTATTTATAGAGTATCCTGGCTCCATAAAGGCCTCGTATTTGTTACCTGCATTCTCAATCTTAAAAACACTAGGCGATCCAGTGAAAGTTGTGATCACTTCCATCATTTGATTCATCTGTTGTTGATACTCTGAAAATAACTTCAACTCGTATGTCACTTCCACAAAAGTAGGCATCGGGATGTAGACCGATTCATACACAATGTTTTTATTTTCTCCAGGAAACGTCTGGTAGTTGACATTATTGCCGCCGGCACTTTTCCTAATTGAGTTTGCGTTGGCAAAATTCTTTGTTTTCTCATGTTGCACCGTTCTTGCCACCTCTATAGAACCACCACGTTTATAGTAGTCAAAGTAAGGTGGAATGTGTACTCCATAGCGACCTTTATTTTCAGGATTCTTAGTCATCGCTGTTCTCTTAAGCGTGATCAATGGGAAGTTTAAAGTTCTTCCATTCTCTGTCCTTAAATCCGGGTCACTCTTTATTTGGAAAGCCCTTTCAGGAGTTGAAAACAACACGGGCACTTTTTCCGACCCCTGGTTTGTATCGCAATATATGTTTAAATTATCGTTAACGAAGTCAAACATAGCATAATCTATACTTTCAATGTTTGAAGCCGCCAAAGGATATGATGAAGATAACTGAGTATTTGTTTTTGTATTAAGTGGCATCGAATAGTCCTCTTCTGGCTTGTCTTCCAACTGCGGTAACCTCTAACGAAGTTCCGTCAGCAAAGTCACTGTCTTGTCCAAACAGATATCTTGGCTCAAAAACATCGACTATTTCAAAAAACATTTGATCGTACTGTACAAAGTCTCCCAAGCGCACAAAAAGGTTCTGGTCTGCTGTCAGTCTTCTTTTATGAAAATGTACACTAATGTTATAAACATTGTCAAAGCCTAACTCTGTCTGAGTTCTTGTAGACCCATCATATTCAACCAAGGCGTAAGATCTTATTGGAGGTAAGAATGTTTTATTAATTGCTTCCCCGTAAAGAGTGTGATACTTAGACCTTTCAATGTCGATTGGGAAATAAAGTAGCTGTTGTCCAACAACCTTCTCAATAACTTCGTCATTGATTTGTTTTACAAAATTTCTCTCAGCCTGCCCGACAAATAATGGTGGCGGCGGCTGCTCAGGCTGTGTCCATTTATTGGCGGCCATTTAATTACCCCACATAAATGCCATAAGGTATTGATGCCATTACACTTTCTACATTTTTCTGAAGTTCAGCATCACCTTCGGCTAGTTTACCATAAACCAATTCATCAAGCACAGCTTTTAGTTCTTCTCTTAATTCTGATTGTTCAGATTTTGCCTCACTTACCAGCGCAGGACCATTAAGAGTTATATCGTTGCCAGGTATTGGTATCGTTCCTATTTTAGACCTTACCTGTCCTAATATTTCCTTAGTTAGAGACAAAGAGTATCTTCGTATCCACTGTTTCCCAATGCTATTAATATTACCGTAGGGCACGTTTGGAAACGGAAGGGTGTTTAGGTTATTAACACCGTTTGCTCCATATTGTCTGTCTTCCTGTTCGTCATAGGCATCTTCAGAAGTTCTAAACTCAACCCAAAACTTTTCGGGACTTGTCCCGTTTGGTGTTGGGAACAATTTTAACCTGTTGTCATTTATTTCATATGAATAATGCGAGGCTCGAACCCGCAAGTCTTCTTCATAGTTCATTGCCTGAAGGGTGTTTTGCCAACTTGGAACAAGTTCAAACGTGCTATCATCAGCATACGTTCCATAAGTTGATAAGTTTCCAACTGTTCCGATTGCATTGCCACCAAAAAACCTCCACGACGCAGCAGGCGTTTTGTAATAAACCCTGGTGATATTTATTTTGCTCTTGCCGACTGATCCCGTAAAAGCAGCACCGCCAGAGGTTCCATCTACAGATGCACTGAATATAAGAGCCTGAAGATCATACTCTTGCTGATCCTGTACTGGAGTTATGGACGCTGAGAATATTCTTTGCGACGATCCTAAACCCGCATGGACGGAGCCTCCCTTTCCGATATGCATGGCATATCCTAACTGGAATCTTGGAAACTTTAAATTAGGTTTGACTCCGAGTCCTTTAGAAAAGTCAGAAAATTCTCCGTCTTGATCAAACGCACCTGTAGTGTTTCCCATCAAATCGGATAACACATTTTTGGCCTGATGTGTGTTTATCAAATAAGAATACTCTAGACAAGCCTCCTCATAAGCATTGTACACATTCCTAGTTGATATTTCTAAATCTAGAATGTTTCCACCCAGTTTATTATATGTGTAGGCAACTTGATCAACAGCGCCGCTGATGAAAGAACCCGTAGTATTATAAATTCCGTAAGCTAAAAGATCCGCAACCTCAGAGTGTGTTCCTGTAGATGGTAAAATAACTGCACTTACTGTGCTTCTAGGCTGTAAATTTGTTGGCATAAGAAATTACCTCGTAGGTTTGCTTTACTAAATAGTTTTTGGTTTTAGAAACAATAAAAGAAAACCCCGCCACAAGGACGGGGTTCCCTCAATTGTATTCAATCTCTTGTGAAATACTACTCAGTTTGAGCGTTCACGAGATCAACACAGATAACCAGACCATACAAGTCAGGACGCACCATCTTCTTGGCATAGCGAGTCATGACACCCTTGCGGGGCACGAAATCTTCTGTACCAAAGATTGTGGGAGTAACTTGCAGCGGGACATACGGAGCATAAACATAGCCGCTTTCAAGGAAGCTATTTCCCTTGCGTCCGACTAGAATCAAGTTCCGCATGAAGTAAGGATCGACATAAATGTCCATCTTACGACTAATCGAGCCAACCTGCTTCACGCCCCAGTTTCCACCATCTTCGTCAACCGTTGCCGCAGCACGGAATCCAGCAGTGAATTCAAGGATGTTAGCCATTTCTGGCGAGGTGACAAGGAAGTTAGCACCACCACGAAGTGTCTTGCGGTGAATACGAGCACTTACTTCATTGACTGTCTCAAGAAGGGTTTCGTACCACTCGCTGACCGTTCCGGTGAAATCTGGGAAGAGCGAGCTTCCAAGAATGCTTCCGTCTTCACGGTTGACGAACTTACCGGGCAGGCGGCTCCAATAAAGGGTTCCACCAGTAGCGCCGTTTACGAGGTCAGAAAGAATCTCTTGATCAATTTCAAGAGCAATCTGCTCGGAAAGGACACTAGTAAGCTCAACTTCGGCGTCAAGGTTATGATAAGCGTTGAGATCCTGAGCAAGCTCCGGGCTCCACTTAGCTTTCAGCTTCTTCGTGACTGCTGTCACGGCGACGCTGTCTACCTTGATGTCGATTTCAGGAATCTTCGTCTCGGTTTCAAGTCCCCAGCCTCCGACTGTGGTTGAACCCTTAATAGCACCAAAAGGATCGCCCGAGGCGACAAAGCTATCAACGACCGGATAGAAAATTCTACCATCATTACCAGCAGCCATCATCGACGACGACAACTGAATTGCGGTTCTGGTACCCAAACGGGAAAGACCAACAACAAGAATCTCCGTTTTGCTTGAACCAGAGAACTGGTTAAGGCGAGTAGCGTGATATCCGCCGACGCCAAGTTCGCCGCCTCCATCAGATCCG